ACTGTTACCAAAGAAGAACGTAAGCAACTTGAAGATGCTGTATTGAACCTTGAAATCATGCCATCTATGCGCTGCTTGATGACTGCTGGTGAAGCTCTCAAGCGCGAGAATGTTGCTGGTTACAATTGCTCTTATGTTGCTGTAGATAATCCTCGCTCATTCGATGAAATACTTTATGTTCTTATGAATGGTACTGGTGTTGGTTTCTCTGTTGAATCAAAGTTTGTCGATCAACTGCCTATCGTATCTGATTCATTTCACGACACTGAGACAAACATCGTAGTGGCCGACTCAAAGCTTGGTTGGGCAAAGTCTCTCAAGGAACTTATTCATCTTCTTTATGCTGGTCAGGTTCCTCGTTGGGACCTTTCTAAGGTACGCCCTGCTGGCGCACCTCTCAAGACATTTGGTGGTCGTGCTTCTGGCCCAGCACCACTTGAAGACCTATTTAAGTTTTGCGTAGCAACATTCAAGAAGGCTGCTGGTCGTCGTTTGACCACATTGGAGGCACATGACATTGTTTGTAAGATTGCTGAAATCGTGGTTGTCGGTGGCGTTAGACGCTCTGCGCTTATCTCTCTATCTGACCTTAGCGATGACAGAATGCGCGTTGCTAAGTCTGGCGACTGGTGGAAAGAAAATGTACAACGCGCTCTGGCGAACAACTCATTTGTGGCTAAAGAGAAGCCTGATGTGGGCATCTTCATGCGTGAGTGGCTTTCCCTCTATGAGTCGCGCTCTGGCGAACGCGGCATTTTCTCTAGAGCAGCGTCGAAGAAGCAAGCAGAGAAGTTTGGAAGAAGAGATCCGGATCACGATTTCGGCACCAACCCATGTAGTGAAATCATTCTACGTTCCAGAGAATTCTGTAACCTCACAGAGGTTGTCGTTAGAGGAGATGATACCCCAGAAACTCTCAAGCGCAAAGTCAAACTCGCATCTATCCTTGGTACATTCCAATCCACACTTACCAACTTCAAATACCTGAGCAAGAAGTGGCAAGAGAACTGTGCCGAAGAGCGGTTGCTTGGCGTATCATTGACGGGCATTATGGACAATGAGTACACGAACGGTACTGGGGCTAAAGTAATACTTGATGGCGCACTTGAAACAATGTTGGAGGGTCTCCGCGATGAAGCAGTTAAGACTAATAAGCTATGGGCAGCTAAGCTTGGTATTCCTGTATCTGCTGCTATTACTTGCGTCAAGCCTAGCGGCACTGTTTCGCAGTTGGTTGACTCCGCTTCTGGTATTCATGCTCGTCACAGTCCCTATTATATTCGCACTGTACGAGCCGACAAGAAAGACCCACTAGCACTAATGATGAAGGACATGGGGTTCCCTGTTGAAGACGATGTAACAAAGCCTCAGCATACATATGTCTTCTCATTCCCGCAGAAGTCTCCTGATCATGCTGTGTTCCGTAAGGATCTAACTGCTATTGAACAACTTGAACTGTGGCTCACATATCAGCGTCATTGGTGTGAGCATAAGCCTTCTGTGACTGTTTCAGTTAAGGAAGAAGAATGGCCAGAAGTTGGTGCTTGGGTTTACAATCACTTTGATGAAATGTCTGGTGTATCATTCTTGCCATTCTCTGACCATGTTTACAAACAGGCACCTTATACTGATTGTACCAAAGAAGAATACGAAGCATTGGCAGTTAAGATGCCTAAGGAAGTTGACTGGACAAAGTTAGCTACATATGAGAAGCAAGATACAACAACTGGTTCACAGGAATTAGCGTGTGTCGCAGGTGGTTGTGAAATCTAAGGAAAGAAAAATGACTAAAGAAGTAGAAAAGATAAAGTGTAACTTCTGTGAGTCGGAATACAAAGTACTTTATGATTATGAGGCTACGCAGGGCCAACCAAGGTTCTGTTCTTTTTGTGGAGAAGAGTGTTTTGATGACGAAGAAGTGGAACTAGAAAAAGATGATGATTAAGTTGTTTAGATTGTTCTTCACTCCTTATATGGAAGATGACTACGGTTCATACTATCATAGTGGAGTAGGATATACTGGTGTGACTTATAGTCCTGACCAGTATGCAAGAAAGAAGCATAAGGGTGTTGGATATACAGGAGTTTATGATGACTGATTACAGACAAGGTTTCAAGGATGGCTTTGCTTTAGGGCTTGAAGAGGGGAAGAGAAATCAAAATCTCAATCCCGTTCCATTATATCACCTAGATCCCACAAAATCGCCAAGTGTTCTGTTAAAAGAAACTTGCCCAAAGTGCGGCATCACAATTGGTGGTGTGATGGGATATGTGTGCAATAGCATTAACTGTCCAACATTCTATAAGACTTGGACTGGTCCAGCACAGTATAACGATTGGAGTGCTGGTTCTTCTGGTGCTGTAGGTTCTACTGCCATTGACACAGATGTTCCTGGAGCTAACGGTCCTCGCGGTCCAAGTGGACCCATCGACTATTCCATGAGATAACATACATACTCTCGAAAGGGAATTTTGTATGTGGATTTATAACAACAAAGAGATTGGTGATGACGAGATTGAAGGTTATGCTTCATTCGTTTATATCATCACCAATCTTGAAACAGGAAAGAAATATATTGGGAAAAAAATCTTCACATCGATCCAAAGAAAAAAAGTCAAAGGCAAAACGCGAAGAAAAAAAGTCGAAAAAGACAGCGGGTGGAAATCGTATTTTGGATCTAACCTCGTCCTGCTTGGAGATGTTGAGAAACTGGGACAAGATAGATTCCAAAGAGAAATCTTAAAACTCTGTAAGACACGCGGAACAGCTTCTTACTGGGAAGCCAAATACCAAATGCAACATGAGGTATTGGAAAAGCCAGATGAATACTATAACGAATGGATTTTCGTCAAGGTACATAGATCGCACATTAAGACTTAATGTCGCATTGCATTGCAGCATTCGAAACACTATATATTAGTAGACAATCACACAAGACTTGAAAGGAGTCCCTACCATGATCGCATGGGGAAGAGCAGTAATCGGCGCTATGAATGGTTTTAAGGATACAGGAGAAACTGGCCTGACCAGAATGTTCCGAACAGAATATGCAAAAGAGTATCAAATGATGAGAAAAAGCGGATATGAAATTAATGACAACTTTGTGAGAACATTCTTAGACATGAGAAAAAATTAACAATCAACTAAACGGTGTATCTACTACCAAAACCAGCTATGCGCCCAGCGTATGGCTGGTATTCGTTTTTAGGCATTGAAAATCCGGGTTGCCGTCCCCATCTATAGTATATGATGATGACCCACTCCCTCTACCGCAAGTTGTATCGCTTCTTTATTGGACCCATGCGTCCGATGCATAGCAGATATGCATAAAGAACCCTTGAAAAACCGACTTGCCGATCTTACATATAGTATATGACAATGAATGAGGATACCATGAGCTTCGTAGTTTTCGAGACTGCCACCACCCGCTTCGCCGGAAAGAAGGCCAAGTACAATGACCCGATCTTCCCGACCCTGGCTGCGGCCAAGTCTCATATGACCCGCCTGATCAAGTCTGGGAAGTATACCGCCGAGCAGATTGCCGTGGCCGACTACAGCTACTACCATGATGAAATTGAAGCGATTGTAGAGCGTACCAACCTCATGAGCGGGAAGCCGTTCTTTGAGCGTATTAATGTCCCCTACTATTGCTCGCCGTCGAGCGAAACTTACTGGAGCATGTAATGTCAAACCAAGAAATCCGTGATCTGTTTGATTCCAATCCCAACTTGACTGTCTCGCACATTGCGCGCCGCACAGGCAAGTCCACCGCACAGATTGTCAAGATCCTTATGGAGAAGAACTAATATGGAACGCCGCGAATATAACGGTTGGACTAACTATGAAACTTGGCTCGTCAACATGTGGTTCGGCGATGTTTTTGGCGACATGCAAAACGAGGGTGAAGACACCTCGGCCCAGGCTCTGGAAGACTTTGTGACTTCCATGCTTGAAGACCAAGGTCAGCTTCCCGAGACTGGTTTCGCTGCCGACATTATGAATGCCGCAATGCGCCAGGTTGACTGGGACGACCTTGCTTCTCACTATGAGGTTGAAGAGGAAGATGAAGAGCAAGCCGCGTAATCATGTGGCGAAAGCCTTGTGGACACCAAAGTTCCGTCCGCAAGTGGCTAAGGATCCTAAGGTCTACACTCGGAAGGAAAAGCACAAGGTGAAGTATGCGTAAGCCCTATATTACCTATAATGAAATTCCTCAGTTGATGCGCGAATATCTCTTGACTGTGGCCGAAAAGCGCGATATCATGGAGATACCGATTGAAGATATCAATTCCTATCTGGAAGGTCTTCATACGTATTACAGCACACAAAAGGAAGAGTATTCGGAAGGTTGGATTGAGTGATGGTTTCATATTTTTGGGAGTTACAGCCAAACGCTGTTGACATGGAATGGGTTACCATATATACTCCCTACCATAGATACTTTTTGTTCTACGGAAGCAATGAAGCCGTGCTATTCGTGCCCGGTTCTTATCAGGAGATGATGGAAGATTATGGTTAAGTTGAAGGAAAAGATTGTTCTCAAGACCCGCAATAGTTCTTTTGTGGTGTCTACCCTTGAAAATCGTATTGAGCCTGCTGTTGGTAAGGTTCTTTCGGCTGATGACGTTTCAAATCTTTTGCTTGAAGCAAAGGTTCATGGTGCCCTCACTGTAAAGGTTTATTAATGGCACTGCTATATACTAAGACTTCCTCAGGCCGCAAGAAGCCGTCTAAGAAGACCTTGCGTCTCCGTGAAGAGCGTAAGGCATACTTCAAGGTCATTCTAAATGGATCAGCCAAAGAACGGCCGATCAATTTGCCTGAACCATTGCCACGTAAAGAGTTACCGCCTCTCTCAAATGGCGTTGGCAATGGCTTCAAGCGTTCGGTTGAAGACTACAAGTGGAAGCGCGACCGTGAGGAAACTGTTGCTACTGTTAAGGCTATTGAAGAAAAGAAGAAGCGCCTAGCGCCTATCGCAAACAAGACTGGCTATCAGTATATTACTGATGGTGCTGATGTTGAAACTCTTGGAAGGAAAACGTGATGGAAGTTTATGATGGACGGTTTGGATCTTGGGCTGACGTTCAACGTGAGTTTGATATGGACTTGCCTGAGCCTGATGATGTAATATATGCCGAGTACGATACTCCTGGTTACGAAGGTTACGCCAATGTAATCTATCGCAACGGTGATCGCTATTACTGGGCGTATGGTTCCCACTGCTCTTGCTACGGGCTTGAGAATCAGTGGAATCCTGAAGAGTATGATGCGCGACAACTGGTCGAGGTGCTTGGTCGTGGCAATCACTGGCGCTTAAATGAAAGCGGCCGTGAAGTACAAAACTACATAATGGATGCCGTGCTGGCTTACCCTGGCAACGGTCAGTTTGGAGGACATGCGTAATGAAAAAGTATACTGTTAGTTATAACATCGGTAATCACTGGTATCAATCTGAGGTCTTTACATCCAGTTCGGCATCTGCTATTCTGTGGGCAGAGACAATTGGCGGATCTAATCCGATGGTTGTGAAGCAAGAGGAAGTATAGTGAAATTCGGTATCTTTTCAGACCTACATTTAGAGTTTGCGCCGTGGGAACTTACGGTCGATCCTGATGTATTTTATCTTAATGCTGGCGACACGCATCCTGATGTTCAACTTCGGGATGCTTTTCATTTTCAGTTCAAGAATAAAGTCTTTTTTATTAAGGGCAATCACGACTACTACGGCCACTCATTTAGGGATGCTGATTTAGATTTTCCAGAAACACTTGATATTGAAGGTATCAAGATCGCTGGTGCTACTCTTTGGACTGATATCTCTCCTGTTCGCTGGTGGGATTTCAAGGAGTACATGATGGACAATCGTTATATCAAAGGCATGAACTATGACCGATATATGAAGGCTCACGAAACACACAAGCATTATCTGTTCAATTCTGGTGCTGATATCTGGGTCATTCACCACTTGCCGTCATTCCAATCGGTACATGAAGATTATCGCAATTCAGGCGGCAATGACTTCTTTGCTACGGAACTGGCACCGAAGATTCTAGAAATGAAGAAGCCGCCGAAGTTGATCGTTCACGGCCATACTCATAGGGCGTGTGATTATATGATTGGTCCGACTCGCGTGATTTGTCATCCGCGTGGATACCCGAATGAGAATGTATGGTTTCAAGACTATCAACCGTTGATTGTGGAGATATAAATGAAGATCGTGATCTACTCAAAGCCCAACTGCCCTTGGTGTGTGAAGGCTAAAGAACTGTTGAACAAACTCCATTTGAGTTATGACGAGTTTATTGTTGAAGTGGACTACACACGGGATGAACTTCGGGAACTTATTGGTGACCATCTGCCGCTAACTGTTCCGCAAATCTTCATTAACAACAGGCGCATTGGCGGTTATGAAGATTTAGTAGAATGGTGTGATAATCATGGAATGGGTCATGCCTAATGAGTTAAATAAAAAAGTTGGCGATGCAACTGATAAGTTTTTGGATCGCCGTGCATTGATTTTCATCGAAGAAGCCATTGCTCATTATAATGGAAGACACGGTGTAAAAAAGACTAGACAATACCTACAGTATATGCTAGACTATCTTGAAGAGTTTGAAACAGAGGAAACAAAAGATGTATAATGTGACTTTACAGAACCATGTTGCTTTGAACCACGAACAGGCTGGTAGTCTTGTTGCTCAGGTTCTAAAGGAAGACTTTGAGTTTATCTCTAAGGAAGTTGCCGAACTTATTCACAAGCGCGATAAGTTGGAACGCCATCAAATGGAAGACCTTTCCAATAATGTTGAAATGCGCGACGCTATGAAGTCGCTGCTGCGTTACTATCTCACTCATAACGATTACACCGAGTTTATGGAACTCCAGAGGGTCTATGGCAATGTTGAATAAGGCCGAACTCAAGGAACATCTTTCCAGACATGTTGCTGAAATCACTTTCAATAAGGTTGATGGTTCAGTCCGAAAGATGAATTGTACGCTAATGACCGATCATCTTCCTCATGTCATTTCTGAGGAACAGGCCGCTCATGTGCCGCGAGTCCAGACAGACGAGGTTTTGGCCGTCTGGGATCTTGATAAGCAGGGTTGGCGGTCATTTCGTCTCGACTCAATAACAAATGTCAACTATATAGGAGTGAATAGAGTATAATGCCACACCCACATAAGAATAGGCCTCGTAAGGGTCGCCGTAAGATTGGTTCCGCAAAGAGAAAGTCTCGTAACAAGAGGAAGTAACATTATGGGTAAAAAGAGCAGGGCCGAGCGCCGTCATCACCATGATCGTATGATTGATAAAGTCAAAAACTTCTACTGGCTCCAAGCTGATAAATATTGGGGAACAGAGGAATCAAGACAGAAGCACATACGCAAGATGGCCGAGACGCGCCAACCCTGCTCTTGCCATATGTGCGGTAATCCACGCAGAATGTTTAAGGAAAAGACTATGCAAGAAAAGAGATTTGATGAGTATGAAAATGATTAATAATGTCTGCTGATAATGGAATTTATATTCTAACAACTGCTGGCCCAGAATACCGAGTTGCGTACCTCATGGCTATTGACAACATTTATGGATTGTTTTCCGATGAGTCATATCAGTGGCAAGGTGACCCTGATGTGATGTATAGTTATTTCCATGATGCAAAATTGTTTTCCGATTTAGAGGAAGCACTTGACTTTGCGGCCGTTTTGTCGTATGATTATGACTATCTTGAAGACGGGATATGCGTTATTACCGATTTCAAGGATTGGGATTTTAACAGTCTAGGAAAGAATTATGGCAAAGAAGCAAAAGGCAATTCGAGGTAAGTTTTCCGATGAAAAGTATCTCGGCACTGAACCCGACCTTCGCGGCGATGTTACAAATGTTCAAGTCATAAACGCCTACAACTGGTACAACTATTTTTATGATGGCGACCAAGCTAAGTCTTGGATCATTGAATATTTGAAAGAGTTTTATAAAACAGAAAAGGAACTGATTAAAAATGTCAACAGAATTGATGCTAATTATTGCCGCACTAGCGGTTGGAATTGTCGCATACTACTTTTGGGTGGCGACCTCCCACAAGAACTCCAAGACCGAAACATTGCCCGAATCCGAACCCTTGCCGCCACAGCCAGCTCCCGAGCCGATAGTGGATCCGGTAGTGGAAGTGTTGAAGGCAGCCTCAAAGAAGAAGGCTCCGCCAAAGAAGTCTCGCGCGAAGAAGTAAATGCAAATTCGCGCGGTGCTTCTCATGTTTCTATTGCTGGCGGCAACGCTGGCTCTAGCGACATGGCAACTGAACTCGCTACCGCCGAAGGGACCCGACTGGGAACAAACGTCGAAGAACTTGGAAATTCAGCTTCAGGCCGCTCTCCACGAAAAGGCAAAGGAAGTGAAGCGAAGAACGGAACTGGAAACGCAACTCAAAGCGATGGAACAAAGAACAGCGGAGACGAACTCTCTGTTGGAATCTACTCGCAGAGCCTTGGAAGCAATGGCAAAGAAGTATCAGGAAGCGATAGCCATACCAGCTCCGATTCCAGTGCCGAAGCCTTATCGACCAGTGCAGAAGAAGCGCAAGAAGATTCCGTACGACATAGCTCCAAGTCAACAGTAGTTTCTATTCAGGAACGCATTGTTAATCGTGCTAATGAATTGATTGCCGATCTCGAGGTATTGCTTGATGCATACTATCGGGACGGCCGTCAGTTCAAGATGGCGGACTGGATTATCAAGAACAATGTCAAGCCGCAGATTGCACAGCGAATTGCGACTTATTATAAGCCTCTCTATTCGGAAGCGTTTGATGCCCTTGGCGGCAAGGACGAACAACTGAATGAAGGGTACTCTCACTACAAGAAGGCTCAACTCAAAGCCTATGTAGAGTTTCTCCGTTCTATCGTATCATGTGCTGAAACCACCGCTACGATTGTAAAGGCTCGTAAGCCGCGCAAGAAGAAGGAGAAGCCTGTATCGGTTATCGTATCAAAGCTCAAGTATAAGGCAAAGGATGATGAACACAAACTCGTTTCTGTCGATCCGAAACAAATTGTCGGATGCAATCAGCTTTGGGTGTTCAATACCAAGTATCGAACTCTGGCTGTTTACAATGCTATGGGCCCTGCTGGGCTTAACGTCAAGGGCAGCACAGTAATTGGCTTTGATGAGAAAACTTCTATTGTGAAGAAACTCCGCAAGCCGACTGAACAACTGAACAAGTTGATGCAGGGCGGCAAGATTATTCTGCGAAAGTATATGGATGAAGTCAAGTGTAAGCCGAAGGAAGCCACTGGTCGCATAAATAATGAGACAGTGCTTCTAAGGATTATCAAATGACAAATGTATTCAAGTTTCCAGAACATAAGATTGTAAGAGAGATTCCACCACAAATAGAAGAGATTGAAAAGGCCAAAGAAAAAGGCAAGCAAAACTATGCAGAAGAAATCATTGTTGATCTGGCTGAGAATCTACTCGGAGCATTAGATAGCTACGGGTTAGACCAAGATTCCAAACATTTTGACAAAGATTTCTCTTTTGCAATGGAAGCTTTCCGTGCGCTAATCTACCGAACCCTATCCATCAACCACCATCTACACGACTTCATAGAAACAAGCGTTTCACTTCTCAAGAAAGACGAAAACGGTAATTTGATAATCGAAAGTCCTGAAGATATGGAAGAGATTATTATTGCCGAAATTGATTTGTCTGATCCAGATGATGAAACGATTGACACCAAGAGATAATTGCTATATAATCAATAGCACAACTGAGGAATATTATGGCAATCTTGATCGACCTAAATCAGGTATTAATCTCTAATCTAATGCAGCAGATTAATTCCAATCCAAAGGTAAAGTTGGATGAAAATCTAATTCGGCACATGGTACTGAATAGCCTTCGCTCTTATGTGAAGCAGTTCAAGGAAAAGTACGGCGAGGTAATCGTCGCATGTGATAGCAAGAGGTCTTGGCGTAGAGACTTCTATCCCTTCTATAAGTCTAATCGCCGTAAGGCCCGAGACGAATCCGGCTTCGATTGGAATCTCATTTTTGACACTCTCGGAAAGATCCGTGAAGAGTTGAAAGAAAACTTCCCATACAAGGTAATCGAGGTTGAAGGCGCTGAGGCTGACGATATCATCGGTGTTCTGGCCGCTAGGAAAGCCCCGCATGAAGAGGTGCTTATTCTCTCGTCCGACAAGGACTTTGTCCAGCTCCAGAAGTACCCGAATGTAATCCAGTATAGCCCGATCATGAAGCGTTTTGTGAAGACTGATAATCCTCACAAGTTTGTCAAGGAACACATTCTCAAGGGTGATCGCGGCGATGGTATTCCCAATTTTCTTTCTGCTGATAATGTGTTTGCTTTGGGAGAAAGACAAAAGACGATAAATAGTAAGAAGCTCAACGAATGGCTCAACAAGACTCCAGAAGAGTTTTGCGTCAATGAAGTGATGCTTCGTGGCTATAAGAGAAATCAAATGCTGGTAGATTTGGAATTTACTCCAATGAACATTCAGGAAAATATCATTAATGAATATGATACTGTTGTTGTTCCCAATCGCCAAAAGCTTCTGAACTATTTTATGGAAAAGAAGCTAAAGAATTTATTTGAAGTGATACAGGAGTTTTGATGAAGAACCTATATGAAGTATTTGCCGAGTTTGAGAATGCTCCAAACAGACAAGACAAGATCAACATTCTACGAAACAACAAGTCTTATGCGTTAGAGTGTGTATTGCGTGGTACATTTCATCCTAACATTCGTTACGTTATAGATGAAATTCCTAACTACAGAAAGTCCGATGCGCCTGCAGGTCTAGGCTATACAAGCATTCACCAAGAATTGGGTCGAGCGTATTTGCTAGAAGAGAATAATCCTAGAACTTCACCTGATCTAACTCTTAATAGAAAGAAGGTCATTCTGGCCCAGATGCTGGAATCGATGGAAGAAAAAGAAGCTGCTGTATTTGCAGGAATGATTATGAAGAGATTGCCTGTGAAGGGTCTTACATACAAGTTGACACAAGAAGCCTTCCCAGGATTGTTACCCGATGTGCCTTAATACTATTTTGGTATGCTATTTTTTAGAGAGGAAAAATGGCAAGAAAGCGCAGAACAAGACTACAAAAAGTTATGGAAGAAAAGTGTGAACTCACTTACGAAACAACTATTGAGGACTGCCAGTCATGGTTCAATGTCCTTAACAGGGAACTATTTGATAACTCCCTCCCTCCACTGGATGAGATTGATATTAGGTGGCGCCGTAAGGCTCATGCCTGGTATGATTATGACCAGGCTAAACCGGGCTATGGGACTTCAAGACTACTCATGAACAAGCGTTATAAATCCAAACAATTTTTTGTTGAAGTGTTAGCACATGAAATGGTGCACCACTATCAATACATATACAACGAAGATATTGGTCACGGATCTTCGTTCTTTAAATGGCGTGGCAAGTTTAACAAAAAAGGATTGAACCTCGTAAGGGCTTATTAGCATGAAATACAAAAAGAATCACTACGGTACTCATGAAGATTATGACGATGAAGAATATGCGGATATGAGAAAGGGGCAAAAGAGACGCCCGATCCGCAATTGGACAAAAGCTTTCGTTGAACATTCCGACGAAGCCGAAGCGATAGATGACTTTTACGGTAACAAAAACGGTCACAGATAACGCAGCGTAAACTGGTATGCAGCCAAAGCATACCAGTTATGCGTTTATAACCATTGAAGTTTTCGAGTCGAATCCCCATCTATAGTGTATCGCAATAACGGAGACTACCACATGGCTATCGCTTGGACTGAACAGCACAAGGGTTTTTATGACTCCCAGTCAAATTGGGAAGGTGCTGTACTTAAGGTTGTACACGACCAGAGCTACCGGATCATGTCGGACGTATGGGGTTCGGCAGACTGGGCCACAGTCTGGGATGAGGCCACCGCGTCTCCTAAGCAGATCCTAGTCAATGTATACGACATGAACGGCCCCGACTGGAAGCCTACCAAGATCACGGTGGATGCTACTGACGAAATCCGCGAAAAATACAAGCATTGGTTGATCAACGTCCAGTATGAACGGTTGCTGGAAATGGAAGAGGCTCGCGTCCATCAGATTGAGAAGGGTGCTATCGCAAAGGTTGTGAAGGGCAAAAACGGCAAAGGCACTGTCGGGCCGGTTGTAGTTGTGATGGATGCAACCTACGGTATGGGTTATCGCTCTTCCGTTGAAAAGAAGCTGGCTATTGCTACCTCTGACGTTAAGGTAAAGAAGGCCTTACGCTCTGGTAAGGTTGCTGAGGTCTACCAGGATGTAGTCTGGGTTTGGGCTCGCAATGTGGTCCGGGAAGATATCGCCGAAATCAACCAGCACATGCTCTGGCTTGAAGCTGAGGCACGGGTGGTACGATCCATCGCTGCCTAAGCCAGCCGCTCCAGCCGCTTCCTACCGCGTCTGGAGCAGTCCCAATGATATCAAGCACTTAGCCAAAAACCCCACCCTAATGATATCAATGACTTAGCCATGCGCCGGATGCATAGCAGGCATGCAGAAAAACATGAATTCCGCCCTTGAAAATCGGGGTTGCCGTTCTTATCTATAGTATATGACAAGAGAGATGGAAACGATGAACACGAACCAGTTGATCCTTAACTATTTTGAACGCGGTGGTTGTATCACGGTGGCAAAGTACCGGAAGCCCAAAAAGGCAGAATTGACGTTTCGTAATGATCGTGGTTCGGCTTTCAATACGGGTCGTAAGGCCATTACCCTGCGTCAGGCTGGGTTCAAGAGCCGCTCTGCGGCTGCCGCATAACTGGTATGCGGAATGAACCCTTGAAAAACCGACTTACCATCCCCATCTATAGTATATGACAATGAGAAAGAGTTCCATGAAGACCTACCGCCCGATCAAGACTGCCCGCGAAAAAGCAAAGTTTCACGCTACGGTTGCAAATCATCCGAATGCCAATATTCGATTAGCCGCCAACTATATCGCTGAGGCTTTTCAAGCGGCTCGCAAGGGCGATGTTTCCGATTTTATGACTTTCATTTCCCTCGCACAAAAGTTTGCTGAGGATGTTGATTTCTGCAACCCCGAAAGGAACCTTCGCTAATGGCTAAACGTAAGCAACGGACTCTCCGCGATCAGATCATCCTTGCGATGATGGGTGAAATGCCCCGCGGTATCACCTATGACCGTGATATCATGGAGGCTGTGGGTCGCAACCAGATCCGCATCACCAAGGGTTCCAAGTCTATTATCATCACCATTGAGAAGGAAGCCGCCTAATGGCCAAGATTTTTGTTGGTAAACTCTACCAGACACTTACCGATTGGGGTAGTGCTGATCGAGGTATAAACATTCCTGCTACTCTTGAGGTAGTCAAGGTCATCGCTATTGCCGATGACCAGATCATATACCAGAAACTTGACGGTGTTGTTTCTACGACCGCCGCCAAGTATGTAAAACCCCTTCCCAAACATTTTGAGGTTGCCATCAATGGCTAAGTTTCGCAAGACCATTCCCGTTGACGCTTTGCTTGATTACGCCAACGGCTATCTCTCGGCCGATTATCAGGGCGGTGATGATCCCGCTTCGGTCGCTCGGCGCACAGGTATGATTGATCTGCTCGAAGCAACTCTACACTCGGCTGGCCGATATTGCGGATACTATTACCTTGATGATAAGGTGATCACCAAGTCCAAGCCCGGTATTCGCTGGCTTGATGGGCAGGCGCCCAGACACACATTCCATGAGACCGATCCCACTCGACGGAGATATGCTTAATGACTGACAAGGTGCGCGTGTTCGACTATCTAAACGCCCTGCGTGATTCCGGGATCACCAACATGTTTGGTGCTGTTCCGTATGTTCGTCGGGTGTTCGGTGTGTCTCAGGCCGAGGGTGTCAATCTCTTGGTCGAATGGATGGAATCTTACAAG